GAGAAAGATGTTAAACTCCCAGTAACATTAACTGGTAACTGGGAATTTGAAACAACACTTGCAGACTTGGGTACAACAAACGATTTAACATTTAAAGTCGGAACTGGACAACAATGGGGAGCAGTAATCTACACTTCAAATGTTGTCGGTATCAATCTTGGTAGTAGAATAAATAACTACAATTACACCATTAAAGCAGATGATACTCTCAAAATCACTTATATTGATGGAACAATGACTGCTTATTGGAATAATAACAAATTAGAATCCAAAGCAGTAACTGTTACTGGTAAAATGGGTTACTACACTAATAGGGGCAGAGTACAAAAAATCAAGAATTTAAAATTAAAAGCATTATAAAGCCTTGAATTTTAATTCTTTCATTGATACACTTCCAGTTGCCCAACAATTAAACACAACCGTATGTGGAGTGTAATCATCGAACCAAGCAATTGTTGTTGATGCAACTTCAACATTATCAAAATAATACTTGAACGAATTTCCATCACGAACAACTTTCCAATCGTGATATGCAGTACCATCAATAGTTCTATTGTTTATTAAAGCATTTGTTGATGATGTTCTGTACCCACAAGTCATTAGATTACTGTATTGTTGCAAGAATAAAGCATAATTTGGGTCATTAGCAGATTTATTACTAACTGGTGTTAAATAAGTCCTATACCCATTAATACTGGATTTTAACTTGAAAGACATTTCAAATTTTTGTGGTAAAGTTAATTGGGTATTCTGAACTACTTCTTGTGTCAATACAGATGATGATGACCTGTTTACTGTTTCTTCTGTTAAGTGAGTGAAGAAACAGTCTTCAAGTTCGTATGTTTTTTGTAGAAGTGTACTATACGAAACTTCAACTGATACATCACCGACACCAGTACCAGTATAAGATATACTTGCTTTTCCATCACTACCAGTAACAACAGACCCACTATCTAAAACACTATCACCATGTTTAACAACATAATTCAATGTTTCACCACTAACCACAACACCATTATCCTTTAAAGTAGCAGTTAAAGTCGCAGACTCCCCATCAGCATAAGAAATTATATCCTTATCAGATACAACACTTAAACTATATGTATGTACATCACTACTGATTGAGTAGATTACGAAGTTTTTGATTTCAACAGTCGCACCAGTAGTTTTTACATAAACCCTAAACAGACAACTGTCAATTGTAGTATCTGACAATTCTACATCGAAATGGAATGTACCTTCACCTTCGAACCAGTTACTCAACTGATTAACATATCCTTCACTATTATGTGGGAAGATACCTAATGCTACATTGTCTGATGTGTTTAAATCTGCTTCTATTCTGATTGTTTTTCCAATCAATGCAGATACATTTGACATAGTGTAATTTATGTATCTGCTACTATTTCCACCAGTCATTAAGTAATATCCATCTTCAAATGTTAATGAATTGCCGACAGAAGTGTTGAAAGTATATCTTGAAGTGTTGTCAGATGATGCACTATCAAAGTATATTGCATCGATAACTTCGTATGTTTCTTGCAATAAACTACCATAACTGACTATGACTTGTACATCACCGATACCAGTACCAGTATAAGTGATTGATGCTTCACCATTCAAATCAGTAGTCACCGAACCACTATCCAATACTGTGGAACCATGCTTAACACTATAACTTAAACTCTGATTATACACTGGCAAACCATTATACTCTAACAAAGCAGTAATGGTAGCAGTTTCTGTTTTCTGAATAATACTCTTATCACCAGTAATTGTTAAGTCGGTTGGTGTTCCTGTTCTTTCAACTAATTTATCTAACGGGTAACCTGCATTAGTATAAATACTGGTTGTACCATATGGAATCGTGAAAACAGTACCAGTATTCACAGGCATTTTCGTTGAGTCATATGTTACTGGATTAGACTCCCAATACAAATCATAAGTAGTTAAACCAGAACACCCATAGAAACATTGAGTTTCAATGCTGGTTACAGAATCAGGAATAGTAACACTAGTCAAACCAGAACAACCCTTGAAACACATGGTTCCAAGGCTGGTTACAGAATCAGGAATAGTAACACTAGTCAAACCAGAACACCCATAGAAACAAGAAAATCCAAGACTTGTAACATTACCAAGGAACAGTACCGTATGACTCCCCAATCCATCAGTATACGAATGAGATAAAGGACTTGTTGGATTGTTCACAGTATCCGTTGAACCATCACCCCAATCCACTACAACACTACCTGATGACACTAACCAATTATAACTGGAACCACTTCCTAATGTAATACTATTTCCAGTGACAACTGCTGTAACATAACCACTCGTACCATCATAAACAGTAACTGACTCAACAAGACTAAACACAGAAGCAGAAACAATAACCGCACCTGTACTACCAGCACCAGTATAACTAACAGTAGCAACACCATTACTATCAGTAGTACGATTATAAGTAGTACCACCAACATTAAACTGGACAGTAGCACCACTAACCGCCACATTATTATCTTTCACTGTTGCAGTGAAAGTAGCAACCTCACCACGGGATATAATCCGTTTATCACAAACCAATCCAAGACTATAATCTGCTACATGCACATTAACACTAGATGATTCAGCATTAACATGCTTATTATCTCCATCGTAAACGGCTTTATACGTATAATCACCAGTAGTAGATTCAATATTACTATAAGTGTAATCACCGTTACTGTCACATGTTACAGTATCGAGGAGTGTACTGCCTTTGTAGATTTTAACAGAAGCACCAGTAACACTACCAGTTGTTAATTTACCGGATAAAGTGAATGCTTCACCGATTTCAACTGTTGATTTATTAGTGTTAATGTTAATGCTGGAAGTGTATTTATTCACAGTAACCGTTACATTACTGGATTGTGAACCATCATGGGAGGTATCTCCATCAAAGACTGATTTATAAGTGAAACTACCTACTGTGGAAGCAGTTATGGTTTTACTGTAATTTCCATTACTATCACATTGGACAGTATCAATGAGTGTGTTGCCTTGATAAATTTTAACTGGTAACCCAGTGACTTCACCAGTAGTTAACTTACCGGATAAAGTGAATACTCCGTCAACAGTTAAACTAGCTTTATTAGTAGCCAAGGATATGCTGGAAGCATATTTACCAATAGTTACAGTTACATTATTAGATACTGCATCGTAATAATATCCAGTACCCGTATATTCTGCAGATAAAGTATGTTCACCAGTACTTAAACCAGTAACACTAAACTCTGATTTACCAGCACTATCAGAAGACACTGTATCTTTCACTACCGTACCATCAAGTAACCGGATACTCTTACCAGCCAATACAGTATTAAACTCATCTTTAATAACCGCAGTAGCAGTAACAGTTTCAGTAGGTAAATACTGAGCCTTATCAGTACTTAACACTATACTTGGAGTGAACATGTAAGGTAAACTAATCGTATCCTCTGCTTTATCATAAGCATTAGCCCTACCATTATACACTAACTTTAAAACCAAATCCCTACCTTTAATAGAAGATGGAACATTAATATTCAATTCAGCTTCACCCTGAACATTCGTAGTACCCGTAGTAGTAGTGAGAATAGCATCACCAGTCATAATACGAACATCAAACTGTTCATTAGGTAATGGATCATCTTCTTCATCAGTTAATATTACACTAACTGGAACACTAGTAGTGTCTTTATCGAAAGTGGAAATACTGGAATATATTTCACCAGTAACATCTAATATTGGTTTTGCCCAATCGAATATATGCACTACATTACTGTAAATATCATTATCTACAGTACTGATTGCTTGGAAGTATGTTCCATGACATTCCACGATTGCTTGAGTACTGACAGTACCTGTCCACCAGCCATCATTACCTGTAGTATATGATGTTGCTGGATATTCTCCACATTTACCAGTGTAAGTGTCGATTAATTTGAATCCGGTACTGATTGGTGCTCCATTCTGGTCTAATGCTAATACATTCAATCCAACACTTGTACCAGTAACACCAATTTTCTTATCAGGATATAAGAATAAGTTAATGTTTTCAACAACAGATTCTTTAACACGTATACGGTAACTGTTACTGTTAACTGCTTCATATTTCCTTGATTGATTATACCTGTATTGTAATGTGTGTTTACCAAGACTAAACTTGCCAGTATAAGTTACAATCCCATTACTATTAGTTACTCCAGTATAAACTAATGTTTCACCATCATATAATTTAACAGATTGATTGCCAATAGCGTTTCCTAATTCATCAGTTAATGTACCAGTAACTTGAACATTCTCTGTTGGTAAGTATTTGGATTTATCAGTTTCCAATACAAGACTGGTAATGTATCTTCTAACAATTACATTACTGGTTTCAGATTCACTTGCCACATAAGTTTCATCATGACTCCAGGTTAACTTGTAACTATGAGTACCCACAGTTGTTGGAGTGTAATGAATATCCGTTCCTGGAGAAACACTTGCAACAACATTACCATCCTCCAGTAATTTAATTGTACCTACAGTAACACTATCACCGTAATAATCAACCAAATCATAGCCTATAATTAATTCATCATCTAATAATACTTCATTATCAAAGGTAGCAGTTAAAATTGTAGGCATTGCTTCAACAAGAATACTGAATTCAGTATCACCCATACAGTATTTCTCGGATTCCTCATGATTTAATTTATAACCATGCTGACCAATAACATCAACACGATGATTAATAGTATACTCACCATTACTACCAGTAGTTTCAGTCTCTAATAAAGTAGTGCCCTCATATAATTGGATATCTTCACCACTAATAGCATCACCATTATTAGCATTAGTTAAAACACCACTAACAGTCAAATTACGATGAGCATGAATCTTCTCTGTCAAACTACCAACCCCAATATTAACCTTAGGCTTACACATAAAGTCAGGATTAATCCGTAAATAAACAGGGTTACTTGTACGATTATTATTCAAGAAATAATCATCAAAACCATACATGTAACAACATTTATGCTTCAAAGTAATTCCTTGCAAGTATAAACTACATTCCTGCAGTATACGGAAGAAATCATAATTAGTATCATTCCTAATTGTTGCACCACGGCAACTAATAATACTCATATTAGTATCCACTAATAACTCATTAGTAATCCAAAAAGTACCCTCCACTAAAACAATAACATTACGGGAACCTTCAACAGAATCCACAGCTTTTTTCACAGTACGGAACGGATGGTCCTTATCACCAATATTCTTATCATCCCCGTTAACGGAAACATACCAGTCAGCACTATTACATCCCTTAATGGTAATAATAATATCATCAGATTCTAATGTATCCATACGGGTATCTAATGGATTAGCAATAAACTTGAAAACTAATGGTTCACTATCATCAACATCTTTTGTGCTGAATTCATAAACACTTAGTGGATCTACTTCGGTTGCAATCTGTTCACCATCAAGATAAACATCGATTAAGTAATCTTTTCCTTTATCCTCACCGAACATGTTCATGAAAGTGAATGTGAAATTAATGCTTTGACCATAAACTGGACTGTGATTATCTACTTCTACAAAAAAGAATACTGGTTCTGGCCAGAAACAACCCATTGGGTCTTTATGCTCCCATGGATATGGTTCCCATGTATCACCCCCATGTTTAGTGACACTGTACATTTTACAGAGATAGCGTTCACGATTGATTAAACTAATCTTGGATAAATCTATTCCGAATAGTTTCCATACTTCCAATACAGGCAAAGGTGTATCCTGCATATGACTAATATAACCCAATATACGATTCATATAATGATAATCATCCTCAGTAGCACGATTATTGTATGGTGGTTCAGTATTCCCATAATTAGTGTTTTCAGTATAAGTGTACCTTTTCCTAGGAATATCATATAATGCACCAATATGGTCAAGACTTTCATCATGGTCATAAATATCCCCGAGAATAGTATCGTTTTCCGGGAACCCTTTACTGAGCACATATTCTTCCCAAGTCTCCACCGTTATATGAAACTTATCTGATGGAATAGTGTTTTCTGAAGAGTCATCATAAGAATAAATGAATGTGTTAACTTCATCTTCATATTCATAAGACTCAGTATATATGAGAGTATCATTCTTATAAACATTCACCATTTTCAAATAAGGAACATTCACAAAAAAATTAATAGTATAATCATTCTCAACACTTTGCTCTTTCCACAAAAGCACACGCTTATCCAAACGATGACTTAAATGAGTATTAAACAAATCCTGACGAAACTCTTTAAAAGCTTCATTTATCACAGACGAAGACTTATAAAAATTAGACCCATTACTTTTATCTAAAAAATATGGAAACTTACTAAGTAACCATTTCAAACTATCTTTCATAATAACTTACCTCATTTCCACATTAACATCACCAGGAACACCGATTTCATCACCTTCTATAGTGATAACAGCACTCGGATAATTAAACTCCATGTTCTGTACTTCCGGAACTTCTTCAGTAACAAACTTAGCTAACTGGAACGGAACGAAATCCATACCAATAGTTAACCCTTTGAAATACTTACCATCAACCCTTAAACCACCATGAATATACCTATTGATAGCAGATTGAATCTTACTCTTAAGGTCATCCATTTCACCACTACTGAACGGGTTAACCCTGTCAATATTAACATCAACAACAGTAGAAACATCAATAGGAATTTTCTCAGGGAATGTTATATAAATATCTCCAGGAACTTCATTAACAACAGTCTGCAATCCTTCATATATTTCATATAAAATATCATCAGATTCCTCACAATCAAGAATGACTTTTAATGTACCACTACCATCCCATAATCTGACTAAAGCATAAGATTCTAAACCATCAACATTATCAAGATAATCAGTATAAGCAACAAGGTTACCTTTCTGATTTTTCAAAATCCAATTTTTTAATAATGTACGGTAGTCTGCATCAATAAATGGATCACTACCACCGAAGCTAGAATTAATATTATTCACAGTAATCGAACCATCAATATACTCTGATAAATCTGTGTCAATAACAGTTATGCTTGATGATGATACTTGATGAGATGAACCTTTTTCAGTACATATGGCAGTTATTGTTTTTTCAACTTCACCCACACCAAAGTATAATTCTTCTGATGTTCTGAAACTTAAACCATTATCAGAATGGGTGAGTATTCCTTCAGGTATACGGATTTCTTCTTGTGGGGTTTTGCTTAATCTGAAAGTTAATTTAACTGCGGAACGGGTACCTTCAGGTCGACTACAATTGATAAGTTTACCTAAATCATCTAAATCAGATGAAACAGCATAATCAACTTTATTACTATAATATTCATTGTCCAAATCTTCATAAAGGTCATCAATTGCTTCTGCAACAACGGATAATATCATTACATAAAAATTACTAATATCTTCACGATTACGGATATATCGTTCAAATTCTTCTTGCTTACTGATTAACCTTTGCAGAACTGCATTTTGCAATTCTTTCATGAATATTTCCGGATACTCTTTTTTACTATATAAAACACCAACCATAATTAATTCAACTCCATACTTACAGTAACATCCGCATCATTAATTGCAGTAACAGATAAAACAACATTATAACCTACAGCATGAGGTGTAACGGTAATATAATTAATTGTTTTAACCCGTCTCATACGTCTAACTGCTTCTTCAATATATTTCTCGACTTTATACTGATTCAAATTTGTAGCATTGTCTTTCGGTATTTCATGAACACGGCAACCAAAATCATTTTTATATAATGGGTTAGTTTTTAACTCCCCATATCGTGTCATTATTAGTATAACAATAGCATTAGCCAATGATTCTGCCCCTGTAACATTAACAATATCTCCGTCTTCAAATACCATGTCCCATTCCCCATACTCGTTTGGGGTTAATTTAATATCTTCATTTAATGTTTTGAAGAATCGATAATCAATAGAATCTTCATTAACTGGTAACATCGTCACTTACCTCGCTTGTTTCTTCCTCTTCGGTTTCTTCTTCTGTTTCTTCTTCTGTTTCTTCTTCAGGTTCACCAAAGCTTGGCGGATATTCTACTAATGTTAATGATGCTTTCCATTGACTTGGACTTGTATTCTCAGATACTCTGCTAATATAGTAATAACCATCAATATTGAAAGATGGAATGTATACACGAACCCATCGTCCTTGTTGCCATTCATCACCACCGATTGTGGATAATTCTATTTCATGGCAATCTTCTCTTTTGCATTTATTCCATTCCAAACGAGCAAACTCTAAAGCTTCTTCGTAAGTTTCAGCAGGTACTTCTTCGTAACCTTTATCGCTTTTTTCATCATCATTACTGGTAGTTGTGGTGGTGTCTGTGGAGTCTTTGGTTTCTTTTTTGGTTTCATTATTTGATGTTAAGACTCTTTTAACAGCATCCATTTCTTTGATTTTTTCACCGAAACGTTCTATACGAGTATTATCTTGAATGATAATATCTTCACCACCATTCCAATGAACAACTAATTTATTAGTATTGTTCGGACAGTAATCTTTAATATTAATACTTCGTGATTCGATATTCAGTCCTTCAGATAATATGAGATTACAATCCTGCTCAGGTAACTTGATTTTATGGATGTACATTTTCATGTCTCTGACATAGGCTTCCACTTCACCATCCCATGCACTCATAACTTCTTTGATAGCATCTTTAATACTGGAAGCAGATGATCCTCCATCACCATCATTTACTTTTCCACCGAGAGCAGCCAGTACATTTTTAGCCATTTCTTCCGGTGTGTTCCCTCTGACAATACGGACATCTTCTTTAAGCATTTCATTCATTTGTTTGAATGTTTTACCAACGATATCCCGAGGTAGGTTACTGTAATCTGCATCTGCACCAACTGGAATATCATCCCAATCATCACCTTGCAGTTTCTTTTTCAAATCAGTACGAATAGGGAATACTGCCATCTTAAAAGATTTCTTATTCTTATTAGCACCATAGTGATAGTCAGCTATGCTGTATGTACCATCTGCAATAATGTATACTCCATATTTGCCTTGAGCTTTACTAGAATATGAATAAGCAGCAAAAGGGTTCGGAGCAATAGGTAATTTCTCAACAGTATAACCTGCAGATTCTAATTTCTCACAGACAGTATTTTGAAAAGTAGCATCTTGACTACTATTCCTATCACAACCTACAACAACTGTTCCTTTCTCAGCCATTATTACCCTCCTCCTCTTCTTCTTCAGGTTTTATATAATCCCATATCTCTTTTAAAAGAGCATCAACTTCAGTTTTATTATAAGTTTGTGTCTTACTGTAAGTTTGAGATTTTTTATATACTTCATCTTTCGTATAAGTATTATCACTATTAGCATATTTTATAGTGGTACTTTCACCAAGGTCTCTTTCTACAAAAGAAGGACCATTATTTGAAGTTAGTTTAATCTCTTGGGGATTTACAGTTAAACCCCCTTGACTAGTATCGGTTAGTGTTTTAACTGCATAAGCACCACTTAAAGGAGGACTGAAAGCACCTACCATATTAGGATTATAATAACCTAAAAGTACAAATTCATTTTTATCTAATTCAGCAACCAAAGCTTTTAATTCGTATTTTGGTATAATACAAGGTTCGTTCTTTTTTTCACTGATGATTTGTTCTCCTTCTGGAGTGTACATGTCAATAATGCTGCCCATGCAACGGTGTAAAATCCATGCTTCCACTTCTACACCATCAGATAAACGTACTAATGCTTTATCCAAGAATTGATAGAATTCAATAACTCTACCGGATTTAATATTATGCTCTTCAATCTGCTTGGTTATCTGCTCCGGTATTTTCTCATCATCCAAGAATGTTTTAAAATGATCATATAATGCTTTTTTAACTCTAGCATCAGTAACTGCTTTATTAATCATTCATATCAACCCTCCATTTTTTTTTAGCATGATGAAAAGTCCCCACAAGGACTACCAGTCAAACCAGCATAAACTTTGCCTAATGGTCTAACACAATGAGCTCCTTCAGCTCCAGTTACATCTGATGCTACCCATTGTCCATCAATATTGACTTCACACCAGAAATGATTAGGACCATGTATTGCTCTTGCTTTTAATCCTGCTTTACGATATGCTACACAACCAATATTTGTACTATCGGCACAGTTTACTGCACCATCTTTCCAAGCTGCTTCAGGGTCACCCGCATACTGAGAACAACTATAACCTTGATAAACCAAATGATTCACCATAGCACTATAAATTGCCTCTGCTTTTGCTCTTGCACCTTTCTTACCTTTAATAGCCTTTTTCACCATTGCCTCGATAGATGGTGCATTTGTAGCATCACTAGCACTACTATCATCACTATCTTCACTTTTGGAAACATTAGTATAATCTATAACATCATCGATTAAACCAGTTGGATCCACTTCAGGTTCCAGTCCAGCAGTTTTAATCATTTCTTCCAATATCTTGGAACGTTTCATTTGAGTGAATTCAAATTGATATTCTTCCTCTAACAGAACATCCGCACCTTTGCAAGATAATTGTGTTCCATCTTCACTGAATGTTAAGTCTTCAATGAATAACCGGTTTACCAATGGAATATCATTCATCTGTATAATATTCTCATCCATAAACCATCCACTAAAGAATTGTCCTTGCACACCTTTATAGAATCTTAAACCATCTGTCTGTGTGGGTATGCTAATGTTAATGGAAGAACTTATATCTTCATAATCAAATTCATAATCAATGTTGGTGAATGTTCCGTAGTAGTATTCTTCTAGTATTTCACCTAATTGATAATCAAAGGGTTTTTCGTCTTCCTCTTCTGCAGTTTCTTCTTCTTCCTCTTCTTCGGTTTCTTCTTCTTTTTTTTCCTCTTTCTCTTCTTCCTCTTTGGTGTCACCGCCACAATTAGGAACATAAGGCTCATAGTTTTCAAAATCTACTTTGAAAATCTTTAAAAAAGGAATTGGAGAAGAACCTTGTTCTGGTTTAGAAAACATAGGTTACTACCCCCACTTAACTTCTTTAGCTTTTTTCACCAAATAATCAACATCTTTTTTAGATTCTTTAGCCTTTTCACGTTCTCGTTTATGCTCTTCAGTTTCAAGTTTATCTTCAGGTATTGTGAATCGTTTTTCACCGGGAATATTAGACAATTCACCAGGCACCTCTTTAATTTGTATACGAACTTTAATTGACTCAGGTGTTGAGGGCTCATAATTAATAGTTAATTCTGCTTTGAAAGAACCCATTAATGGTGAAACCACATTACATATTTTAGATTGTAATTCAGTGAAAGCACTATTATAATAATCCGGACGATTTAATGGAACATTAATGGTTGTTGTTATTTCAAATTCCAATGGAGTATATTCTCCAGCAGTTACTATTTCAGTACCGTTAATAATTTTCGTACGGTTTAAAGTCCTTTTAGGAAGAGTATTGGTATATGATATATTTTCAACAATAAACAATACTCCTTCTATCTCAAGATTAGAAATACTTTTTAAGTTATCTTTAATAATCTGTACCATTAAATACACTCTCCCTTTTATAGGCTTTCTAATGCTTGTATAATCACTGATTTACATTCTTGGTCTGTCATGTCACTAACATGAATACTAAATGCACCTTCACCAATGTAATAAGTGTTACCTACATTACTTTCACTACCAGTTTTAGTGTATTGGGTATTCAATCCACTGTAATCACTACGTTTGAAAGCATTTAACATATTACTACCTAATCTGTACATTGAACTAGATAACATACTGTTACTGTTAAGAATTGATTGGTTAACATAACCCATTTCCGCATCAATTGCTTTACTGTAATCACCAGGACTTCCTGGATTATATGCAGATTTAAATGCTTGTAATGCAGCATCACCCACACCTTTTGCAGCAGCAGCAACAGCACCTTTACTATTGTTGAATGCATTAACTACATTCTGCATTTCAGTACTGACTGCAGCAGCCATTCCATTTAATCCAGATTGGAAACTTGTAACAGCTTCTTGAGCAACAGCTCCTGCTCCTGGAGGTATGATTCCTCTCATTGTATCAATTGCTTGATTACTTGCATTACTTACAACACCATTCATACCGCTTAAACCTGTTTGAACACCAGTAACAAGACTTGTACCAATATTAGTTCCCTCTGCAGTGAAGTTTGCAGCAGCTAATGTTGCTTTAATATTATTGATTGCATTTTGAATATTAGCGATTACTGTGTTAATATCTCCAATGTCTGTGCCTTGTAATCCTTGTAATTGTTGAGCAACCATTTTAACTGCAGTAACCGCACGACCAACAGTTTCTGGTACTGTAGTATCTATCTGCATTCCTGCCATCTGACTAAATACAGTCATAGCATTCTTGATATATTGCATTCCGGTTGTGGCTCTTTGAATCCATGTTAAATCAGGTATTGTATATGTGCCAAGACCTTGTAGTTTGGAGCCTACTTGATTGATTTGATTAATTGCTTTATCTACTTGAGCGGATAAATCACCATTCCACCAATCCATTATTGCTCCACCTACACCTGCACTAAAACCTTGCATTCCGTTCATAGCATCGGAAAGGCTTTTCATTGCATCTCCAACTTTACGGATTTTCTCAACACCACTCGCATCAATATCAGGTAAATTTTTAAGACCGTCAAGTTTTGGTGCAATCTCTTTTATTTTAGTAATTACAGTATCAATATTTTTAACTGGGTCTGCTTCTCCACCAGTTAACCATGCAACAAATCCATTAATAGCATTGCTAATATTCATTCCACCACTTAACTGGTTTAATGCACCCATACTGTCACCAACAGCTTTAAGTGCTTCACTAATCTTTTTGAGTTTATCCAATCCTGCTTGATTAATATCCTCCATACCCGCAATGTCTTTTAATGCTTCAGCTACTTTCTTGTATGCATCTTTAATTGTTTTCAAACTAACTGCAAGGTTTAATACTCCACCAGTGAATTGAGTAACTACATTAGCAACATTCGCAATGGCCATCGCACCCATTATCTGTGCGATTTCCCACATGGCTTCTTTTAATTTCTTCAAGCCTTCAATGTCATCTTTTAAGTCTATGCCTCCGAAATCCATTGCATCAATTAACATTTGGATTCCTTTGGTCAGTACAATAACTTCTGCAGCTAATGCAAATACTACTGCGATGATAACTGCAACTGCAGCGGCAGCCATGATGATATCAGGTACAAGACCGAGTAATGCTCGACCAAAACCTTTCAATCCTTTTAATGTAGCAACTATGTTTTTACCGGTAGCACCACCAGCACCACCGCCTGCAGCTCCACCACCACCGGAACTACTTCCAAAGATTTTTCCGAATAATCCACTGAAACCTTTCAAACCACCTAATGCCCCACGAATACTACCCACAGCTTTACCGAAAACTACTAATGCTGCAGTACCCGCAATAGCATAACTGATGAAATTCTTCCATTCCTGTGGCATCGAACCAAAACCACTAGCAAGGTCAGTTAAACCATCAATAATAGATAAGAATGCTGGCATCATTGGGATTAATACTTCTTTCAATAAGTTCCCACCTGATACAGTTAAAGCAGCCCATGCATCATCTAGATTAGTGATGTCTTTAGCAGTTTTATCATAACCCATTTGCTCCATGGTTTTATTTAATGCTTTTACCAATCCGATTTTATCATTGATATCTCCATTCCAACCATTGTTTTTTAGATCATCTTGACTGATACCAATCTCTTGGAGTCTACGGAATTGACCATCTAATGCATCGTTTACTGCCATGATGGAATCTTCTTCAGTACGTCCATTACGTTTGAATTCAGAAGCCATTACCGCACTCATCTTGGTAATTTCAGTTAATTCCTCTGTGGTTCCTTGCATTCCATTACGTAATGCTATGTCCATAGCGGTTGAACCGATGGATTCCATGTTTACTTTCTTGAAGTCTTTTTGCATTGATTTAACTTCATTACGGAATGCTTCGGTTTCTCCTTTGGATTTACCTAAACGGCCTGCAAAATAATCAAATTGTTGACTGGCATTAATAGCTTCACGGCCTGCAGTTACTAATCCATTCACTAATTCATAACCAATCATTCCACCGAGCATACCCATTGCACTGGATACTACTCCTCCCATTCGTTGGTAGGATTGGCTTATTTGTTGATTTGCTTTAGTGACTGCATTGGCTTCTTGTTGTTTTAACTTAGTTATCTTTTGGTTATTAGCAGAGATTTGTTTAGCATATTGGTCTTGATATTTTGCTCTTTGTTGGTATTGTTTATACTCTGCACTTTGTGCAACATTCCATCGATTTAAACCACTAGTATCATAGGATTTGTTAAGTTTAGCAGAGGATTGTGCTAATTTAGTGTTTTCTTTTTCCAAACTTTTTATTTTACTTTTAACACTATTTAAAGCACTACCAGTATCATCTTGCCCTTTAAATCGAATAAGTACATCTTCATTAATTGTAGCCATAAAAGCAAACCTCTTTCATTTTTTTTATTTACGTTTTATAATGCTTTGATTTTTCACGAAGCTTCTCGGCTTCACGTATCTCCGCTTGTGTTTGAACATGATATTTATGTATCAACACACGATAATCAGGATGAAACTTATTCCTGATAACATCAGACACCATACATCCCAAGTGTTTACTAACCTTAAAATAAATATCAAACCAGTAACTTTCACTCATCTCGAAATAAACGATTAGTTATATCTTCATTTAATCCGAGTATGTCCTCTACTTTAAAGTAAATAGCAAACTTGGCTTGGAAATTAAATTTTTTCCAGAACTTTAATCTGGTATCATAATCAGCATCGGAGCCTTTTAGTTTTGTTTGTGATGCAAGCAAATCATCGATTTGTTCCATTCTATTTTCAGATGCTCGTTCTTCTATTTCACGAGTTATTTTATCAACAATTGCTCGTTCTTTCTCATCTAATTCTTTTCCTTGTTGAGCATCATTGAACAATAATATCTCATCAGGTTCTAAACCTTTGAATAAATCCACATGTTGAGATAATTGTCTAATCATGCGAGAGTCTTCTAAAGGTAATATTTCAAGGTCTACTGGGTATAATTCGCCTTGAAATGGTATGTTAATATGTAATTCGTTATGAGTGTTATCAACCATATCTAAGAAATCTTGTTCTGTTTGAATGATTCTTTTTGTTTTATCCACTGCTTCCAAGGTTTCATTTGGTTTGTATTTGGATATGTATGGTCTATAATCATTTAATAATCGTTTTAAATCTTTGAATTCATCATCATCTATTGGATTGTGATGAATACATTTATTTAATAATTTTGTTTCGTAATCAGAGAGTCCATCTACTCCGATTATTTGTTCTGCTTCTTCAGGAAATTTATCTTTTAATAAACTTCTTTCGATAGCTTTTACGTCAACTTCCACCATTTTGTAATCACCTAAAAAAATTTTTTAAAAAAAATAAAAGAGACCAATGTTAAAAGTTAATTAGTCTCTTTTGTAATCTAATGCTCCGCCTTCAATACTGAAAGGTTTATTAGCTGATGTTTTCTCAATGTTCGTAATGTAACAATCGTATAATACATCGTCCGGTTCTAATTCGCCTGTGAATTTGTTGAAGTCAAAGGTTGCAACAGTGAATCTTGCACCGCCTCTTAATTGTTCATCCCAAATTCTTTTCAAGTCTTTACGGAATGCTGGATCTACTTCATCACAACTCCAGGTGATAGTTTCATGACCATAATCCACATCATAACTGTTATGACTGTTAGTTGCGGTTCTTTCCTCTGCATCCATCTCGAATGTTACAGTGAATTCATTACAACGTATATCTTCATCGATTCCATCAATAACGAATTGTGCTAAGTAATATTTTTTATCTGCCATGTTTAGCTACCTCCACTATATAATGCTGCAGTGTTAATTTTTTCACGTACGAGTATTGTGTCAATTGCATTGACTGGTTGAATAGGTCCTACGATTTCCATATCGTATGGGTCTTCGTTGGATGGTTGTACTGTTAATTTTGTACCTTTTTCAGTGTCTTTATTCCAAGCCACACATTCTTCTTCACGGATAAATCTGTCCACTACGGTATCTACTTTTACTTGTAATTTAACAAGATTGGTTGCAGTGTCATTAGCTTTGATGAATGGATAAGATTCTGCATAGATTTGTCTTAATACTTCATCTGCGATGAACCTTGCATGGAATCTTGCATCAGCAGGTCTGTTAACTGCAGCATAACTTGTTGCAATACAACGGTTCATTCTTGGGTTGATGTCATCGTTTACGATTTCATCATGGTTGAAGATGATACCTGCACTTTGTAATGCTAATTTCTGTGCACCGGTACGTTCTGGGAATTCCCTTGGTTCAACACTTCTGTATGGTAAGAATCCTACTTCTGTATTGTATGGTGTTAAGCAGATACGGGCTAGGCTTTTTCCTACACGGAAATTGTCCCATTCAATAACACCTATACGGGATTTTTGTATACCGTTAGTTGCATCGGTTAAAGCAATTAACTGTGCATCAGTTCCATCTTTTATGGTGAAGAATGCATTGAATAATTCGAAAGTATTGGTTTTTGTTTTTAATGCAATGTTCACTGTTTTCATTAAATCAACAACACTGTATGATGCTTCACCATCAGTGATGTTTTCAGTACCTATAAATGCAAGTATATCTGCATCGTTTTTCACTAATGCTGTTTCTAATGCATTCAACCATGCGGATTTACTGGTACCATTACCCACATCAATAACATAAATGTATGGTACTCCAATGTCTTCAGGTTGTCTTAATTTTGCTTCTTCATAGAAATTCCTTAAAACAAGATTTAAAATGTTTGTTGATGTGGTTGCACTTGCATCTACTGCACCAATACCTCCTGCAGTAGTTGCTCTGTTTAATTCATCGTAATTAGTAAATTTCAATACCTTTGTACCATCAACTTTATAATCAGCAGTTCCGGCATTACCAGTTAAACCTATGAATATTGGGATTTTACTACCGGTACCGGATAATTCATAGTCTACTTCTTCGTCTAAGTATACTCCAGATATTTTTTCTATTGGCATATGGTTTTACGCTCCTAAAATTTTTTTATTAAATTCAGCTTGAGTGATTGTTGGTTTAATAGGTTCACCTAACTGTCTCAATTTAATTTCTTCTTCTAATTGTTTGTCTAATCCTGTACGGGATAAGTCCATCATCATTTTCCAGAATGGAACTTCTGATTTACTTACTAAATCAATTAAACATTCTTTTTTAGATGATGATTTTGAGGTTTCATCTGCTTTGTCTTCTTTCTTTTTAGTCATGTTGATGTGTCCTCCGTTTTGTTTAAAATATTTTCTGAGGTTGTTCCTCCGATAACATAATAATCTTCGTAATTAAAACTAATGTCGAAACGGCTCCTTAAAATGGGTTCTGTTTCGTTTAATTCGTCTATATCATAAGCAGGATTTAATGTGAAAGTTGTTATGTCGATGTGGTATTTGGTCCATAGGTTTTCATAAGGTAACTCTTTTGGGCATGGGCATTGTTTCTTAACCGCTCTTTTATCGTTAGCATATTCAGGTAGATCTACTAAACAGTCCTGGTCTAATGGTGTGCATGTTCCATCATCATAACTGGTACAGTATTCATAGTGATCACTTAATGCTTTATTGAAACATAGTTGTACTTGTTCGATTAGTGATTGTCGAGTGTTTTCTGTTAATGCCCAGATATCTATTCGCAAATCAATTTCATATAATGTCCATATTGCTTCTTGCATCCTGCCATCAACAGAGATATTAGTTTTGTTACTGTTCAATGTACGAGTACCAGCACTATTGTCTATGGTTAAACAAGGGACATTATTATACTGTGGTGGTGCTTGGATTAAACGAACTGGTTCATCACCAAGTTTTAATTTCCCTTGCAATACTTCAAGAATAAATTTTTCCATCTTCATCATTGTTTCAACCTCACATATTTCTGAGCAATACCTGGTATTTCACCACGTACTTTATTCACCGCTCGGGCTGGGAAATTGTTAGGTTTAGTTCCGGGATGCATTACCCTTGTACCAAAAATAGCATCTTTCTTATGAGTACTGCCACTATTACGGTCACTTAACACTTTCTTATTTTTAACACGTATCTCATGAGCACTTGTACCGAAAACAACATGTTTCCAGTATTCCTCACCTGCTTTAACTTCACCAGTACTTCCACTTATTCGTGAAGTGATACTACGAGCCAAAGCACCAGTATCTTTCGGTGCTTCACTTCTACAATAACCCTCACTTTTCAAAGTTAACTCACGAATTAAACCCTCTTCATCAACTAAATCATCGGACAAATCCTTTAATAATTTATCTGCTTTTATATCGATAGTGATAGGCATAATAATCAACTTTTTATTCTTCAGTAATAGTGATTGGTTTATTTGTCTTCTGCACTTCCACTCGTTTATGCTGAGTAATATTAAAACGATTGTTAGTGATAGGTGTTCCAATAATAGTGTAAGTGTTACCATCAGGGTCACGGAAAATATCAGTTGGATCTATCTGAATATCCACATCCAAATACATCCGATAAGTATCTTGTAATATTTCACCTGCTTCCGTTAAACGGTCATTCCTACTTGATGGTTGGAAATCAACAGGAATTGTTTTACGGTAAACATATGCTTTTTCTGGGTTACCATATGCATCAAGATTTTCTGTATCGGTGTAAGAGCAAATATCCATTTGTATATTTGGATAGTATACCATGGTTATCACAACAGCTTTACACGTGGTTTATAATAACCCTTTAACTCGTTCAAAGCTCCATCCACTTTACTTTGCAATCCACCTGAACCAGCACCATAAGTAACGGATACTTCTCCTTCTTTAATACTATTCCATGTTCCATGGACAGTATCTCCTTCGATTCCTAGTATAATCATATCAGTAATCAAAGGTACAAGGACAGTAGTGTTAGTGTATTGTATCCGGTATTTCACCTCCAAATCACCAGTCAATGATGGTCTGAAATAGAATATACCACGATTCAAGTCTATACGATGAACATCTTCTAATAATTCATCATCTAAACGGATTTCACAACATTCAATAGGATAAAAATCAGTTTCATATACTTTACCCCTGAATAAATCTTCATATTCAACGATTAAACGGGGATAAGTT